GACGCAGAATTTCTCTTTCAAGCTCGTCAGGTTCGAAAACCGAAGGAAACTCCTCATCCAAATGAAGGTAGCCTTTTACTATCCATTCTCTGTATTCAAATTCGTTATTCAGTAGCTTCATGCCGAGCGTCTCACGTGATGTTTTACATAAGATAGCAGGCATTTAGCAAACTGTGGATGATGCAGATCCACACTCTCGGAGTGGCCGCGCTCATGCCCTTGGGTATTTATCGCTCCTCGTCGCTGATAACCGGTGCGCGTATGGCTGGCGCGCTGCTTTACCGGAACTTTTTTTGATATAGAAACCTTGACCAGTAGTTACACAGGCTCGCGTTACTTTGCGAATCAGGGCAGCATCATGACTGCTGCATTGGCTGATGCCTGCGGTCTATCCATTTACTGGTGTATTTTCTAACCTTCAGAAAGCAAAAAAAACGCATTTCTTCGAGGTTTTGTATTGATTTTTACTATTTCAATGTTTTACGGTTATTTCATGCATTTTTTCACTAATATGTTCGTCAGGCGTCTCTGAGGTGTCAATAATGTTGAAATGGGGCACGGCACCATGTGCAAGCTTTCGGTCTATGTGGTGAACGCCTTCCGCATACCCACCAAAAGATGCCACCATTAATAGCCAAGCGAACCAAACCCTTCTCTTCACAGCGCCTCCAATGATTTAAATACCAAGAGAAATCTATATTAGAGGGCATAACGTAATGAAGTGTCTTCTTTATCTAAAGTTGATGATGAGTTTGTTTCGACAGGCTTGCATTCTTGCTGAATACAAAACATATGAGGCATTACAGCAGATTTTGCCGGTAACGCTCATGTGAATGTGCTTTCCATACACTCCGAGTTATCCCATCTTCGCAGACTGACAAGTTCTTTGTTTTATGTTGCAGTGCCGGGTGCCTCCCGGTGAACCGTTGGTAAGCTAACCGTGGTTCGCTGTCTTCACTACGAGGGGATTAGCTTATTAGCCCTACCGCATAGGTAAGATTCACCGTAACTTCATAAACATATCATATGCCTATAAAAGACAAAACCCCGCCGGAGCGAGGTTCTGAGATTGTCTAAGCTTTGTGACTACGTGACCACTCTTACCAGATTACAACACTTTTTGCGTACGCGTTAATAATTGTATAAAATCTTTTCACCACACAGATAGCAAGGATTGTTATGAACTTCTCTGATACTAAGAAAGATGGTTTAACTAAAAAATGTCAAATTAGAGCATTCAAGGTAAACACAGACAATACAGATATTTTATTTGACCAAATAACTAAAAGCGGAAAATTTAAAAAAGATAGCATAGTAATAATTAGCACGGAAAAGCATTTAAAGCTTAAAGAATTCTCGACAAGTAATGGTTGCCATTACATGCATTTTTCCCTTTACAACCCTAAAGAACAGGTTTCGATTACACCTGCAATAGCAACCACCAAAGATTTATTAGATATAGAGAATCTGGATAACTTGCATGCTTTTATGTTAGTTAAAGATAACCGAATAGCATCTCTAATGCAGATATCTACGAATTGGTGTGAAACAAAAATAGCTACAATTTTAGAACAATTTGGGATTAAAGTAATACCATCTGCAATTCTTAAAAAGAATGTTATTCAGAAAATAAAAAATGATGGGTTTAGAGCATTGCATGTAAATGTTAGCGTTGACGAGTCTGATTTTATTAAAACACCTGGCTTCCTTAAATCATTAATAACTAAAGAACCAGCAGTGAAGAAAAAGGGTATTTCAGGCCATCTTACAATTGATGCGCGAGGTAACTCTGAAATAGCTAGTTCAATAGAATCGAACACGGCCATATGGGTAGGTGACCTTGATAGTGATTTTTACCTGGAGACAAAAAAAGGTGAAACCATCAAAGGTGATGACCTCAAGGTTATGAAAACTTACTTTACAGTACCTTACGGCTCTAAATCTATAGCAGCAAAATATGCAAAAGAAATACTAGAAGATTTTGTTTCAAAAGAGCTATAATCGATTAAAAAACGAGGCTAGTATGTTTAAGAATTTGCAGATGACGGGATTGTCTATCACAGCGCTAAATTTTATAGCCTCTATTCTCTTTTCCTATCTTTTAACTCCGAGTTTAATTAACAATAGTGATGCTTTAAATTTAGTAGCAAATGTTTTCTCAATATTATCCGGTTTTTTGTTGCTTGTAATAACTATGTCTGGTGAGAATTCATCTATATCAGCTAATTTAAGTGCTTTAGATTTAGCTAATCAAGAAACTCGATTCATTATGAGGTTTCATAAATACTACGCTTTATTTTTACTATACATAGTTACTCTGGCTCTAATTTTTATTAATTATTTGTTGATTAAGGACAGTGCAAGCCATGGCAACATGTTTGTTTTCCTTAAGGGTTCTATTGGTTATGTCATATCATTCTTAACATGCTTTTCTTTTATCCAGTCAACATTCATTCCGCTAAAAATAAAAGAATTATTTAAAGAAAAACGTGAGCTTGGTAAAAAATAAGCCGCATGTGCGGCTTTTACAGTCTAATTCAATATCATACTTAGGCAGCCCTCGACAAATCCTAATGCTGTTTGCAGTTCCTTTCTGATTGTTCCATCGGAACACTTTCTTCTTTTGGCGATAGCTCTTAATGATAAATTAAATACGTAATGCATTATAATTAATTCATGCTCTTCGACTCTGTATTTTTTTAATCTGGATATACATCCATCTATCATGATTCCTTCATCATCATCACACTGTAATCGTGACTTAGAAGTTTGTGGCAAGAGGCCCTTAAAGCCTGCTGCTATAGGGGAAAAGTCCACACCACTATTGTCGCTAGCCGCCCAAGCGCCCCAAAGTTCTAACGTCTCATCAATATCACGCATTATTCTCTCCACACTTTATTTTTGCTTGCCGGTAGCGATAACACCCATCGCCAGCGCGCGGTCTAATGTCTTCAGCACAAGAAATTCCTGTGTGCCGTGTTCTTCTTCCCAAGCAGGGGTATTCGCATGAAGTTTGTCGTGACACCGTCTGCACAGCGGGATCACGAACAGGTCATGCGCTTTTGTTGCCATTCCACCAAATCCATTACCGGTAATGTGGTGCGGATCATCTGATCCGTTACCACAGCCGCAGCATGGCTGGCGCTTTACCCATTGGGTGTATTTCGTGTTTTCGTACCGGCGGCGCTTCGGGCGTAGCATGTAAGATTCTGGAGTTTCCGGATCAACGGCCAGCGCCAGCACCTGTTTGATGTTGCTCGCAATCACTTCCCGAGGCTCTTGTTCGCTGGGGTTAATGTCGGATTCTTTCAACTGCATGCCCGGAGGTTGGTATTTCATGCCAAGCGCTTCGCATATGATTTCCTCCGGCAGTTGCGCCGCCAGCCCCTTACTCGTTGCCCACCAGCAAAGTTCCGGCAGGGTCAATTGATGTCCGGCTGACAATCGAGAAAGCTCGCGGATAGCCTCAGTCACAAATTCAATGGTATTCGACAACGCTGCGGCATCGAGTTTTACCGATTCTTTTCCGTGATATTCGTTGTCATGGGTCCAACACAGAGACACAACACCACGCGCACGGCGAGACTGCACCAGTTCATGGTGATGGTATTGGCCACCAAAATCAGTGCACTGGCAGCCTCGGTTACGCTTAACCCACAACGTCAGCGCACCCCACCCGCCGACCAGGTTGATAACCCGCTCTGAGGCCAGAAATCCAGACAGGCGCGGATCTCGCGATAGTGGCTGAGCCTCCACCGGTACCAAACCGTCCGCCGCCCCGCGCAGATCCGCCGGTTCATCGGTTATTAGCAGGCGTTTGCCGCTGAAATGCTGCAGCATGTCACCTGGCGGCCGCAATAGCACAATCCCCAAATCCCTCTGTGGATATGGCTTTAAGAGCGCTCTCATTCAGCCCTCTCCCCAGCCTTAAACAGGCTGTTCAGCACAGCATCAGCATGTTCCCGCGCGCTGTCGTAATCAGACGGGCAATGCTCGCCAGTTGCTGATGCTGCTTTCAAGTAACCACGGTAAGCATCGAGCCAGATTTTCTGAAGTTCATTCATACTGTTGCTCCCATTTTACGGGCCAGTATTTGAGCGGTACTGAGAATCTCTGTAGGTTTGAAACCGTCGTTTTTAAGGCGATTGATGTATAGCCGCAACTTGTACTGGAGCTGAAGATTAAGTTCAGATGCCATTGATAACTTATCAAAAAGCCGGTCAACCTCCTCTGACCAGCCCCGGTTGGCCGTTTCCAGCACTGGAATTATTTCTCGGGCATTTTGGGGGTTAGTTGGTGACTGCAGTTTGTAGGGCTTGGTATGAATGTGGCTTTGGAATAGCGCACCTTGCCTTAGCAATTCTTCACGGTCGATATAGCTGAAGGCAGATCCTCGCCATTTCTTATCAAACACTGCTATGGCGCCAGCAAAAAAAGCCCCGGAAGGTATCTGTCTATCATTGGCAGGGACAAACCACGCCGGTAGTTCAAATCCTATACGCCCACGGATGAAGGCTATGTGATCAGCTTTCTCTGGCCACCAGACCTCTGACGTAGCCGCTTTTATAAGAAATACATATCGGCCGCCCTTTTCACGCATCTTGAAAGTATGATTGAGAATATGACTCATACCAGTGATCTGTTGCCCTTCACGTCGCCTTGCGCGGGAATACGGCGGATTGCCAAAGGCTGCACCGTTAAGCTCCTTCAGATGAGCAGACCAGTCCTTACTCAAGGCATTGTCTTCGACAGTGTAAAAATGCGGACACTTAGTATTCTCGCCATCAGTGAACAGATCGAGAACAATGGGGCCGAACATGGCATTGATTCCCCAGAAAAGAGCATCAGGCGTCCGCCACTGATCCCCAACATCCTTTAAGAAGTGCGTTTCTTTCTCTTTTTGTTGAGAAAGCGCCAGGGAATAAGATCTCATAACCATCCCTCCCGCTTCTTACGTTGATACTCGGCATACATCAGCTGTGCTGGAGTCTGTCCCAATGGTTTACTTGGCGCTGCCAACTGAGTTACGGGGGCCGGTATTTTTTCGCCTTTAGCTAAGCGTTTCGCCCATGTATTTAGTTGATGTTGTACCGATTTTCTCACTTCACCTTCCGTATAGTTGTTCTGCAGCATGATTCGGCGAACGTCGGTCACAATCCAGTACATGATCGGCGCTGGCCAAGGGTAGTCCGCTGGTGAGTTATAGTCACCGCGCCTGGCGCTATAGCGGTTAAATTCATCCATCACATCATCCACTGACGGCAGGCCAGCGCTCTCTGCGGCTCCGGACTTGCACCATCCAATGAACTTGCCGCAACTCGGCCAGAAGTCCGTTTCCTGCTGGCGGGCGATGCGCATACCGGCTTTCACCTGTTCCAGCGAAGTAACTCCGTTTTCCGCAAATGCCAGGATCCACTGCCGTTTCGCAGCTGCGATGTCCACCGAACTGTTGAGTGCGGTCTGGCGGGCAGCAGGGAAAATCAGCATCAGGTTGGCGAACAACGTATCGACCATCTTCTCGGCATCAGGGTTCACGACGCGCTGAGGTTTATCTTCGGGCATCAACTGCGCAAGTAAACCGGTATCCCGATTTTGAATTGCCATCATCATTTTGTTCACAGGGTGTTCTCCCATGCTTCGGCGCTGTTCCAGTGCCCGCCAGCAGAGGTGTCAGTTGGGACGGTAGCGCTAAGTTTGAGTGTCAGGTAATCCCACTTCTCACGGAGTTTCGACGGGCTCAGGATGTTCTTGCACCAGAAAGTGTCGCGGTTAGCGCGGCCAAACAGTTCGCAGATTTGTTTATGGGTGCGGCCGTCGACAGTACACATCAGGCGGACTTCATTTGCCCAAAGCGTCATGTCCGGTTCTTTCGGTCGGGCAATCTCGCCGTCGCATTCAGCAGCCTGTTCGTACATGCGGATGATTTTTCCCCAAATCCATTCGGCTGCGGTCAGGTCATCAGCGCTGCCCCACTTGCGTTTTTTGGCATTGAACACCACCGCTTCGGGATGAAGAGACAGAAAATTTTCATCAGTGTTGTCGTCTGGCTGCGAAGCGGCCGGACTAAGGGTTTTATTACCTTGTGGATCAGGTGTTGTAGTTACTTGTGGATCGGCTTCAAAATTTGAAGGGCTAATTGCAGTTACCGCGTTGTTATTTGAACCCTCAGATTTTGAGGCTTCAATTTTTGATACCTCAGAATCTGATGCTTCAAAATTTGAAGGGGTATCATTGGAATTTGCTTCTGCTGCTGCCTGAATCAGCTTTCCCACGTTTAGGCGGTAAATATTGCTTGTGTTGCGCCCTTTGGTTTTACGTTCCTGCACTTTTAGCCAGCCGCCAGCCTCGAGAACCTTCAATGCACTGCGAACTGTGTTCGGACTTTTGGCGCCTACCTGACGGGCAATACGCGGGATCGAAGGCCAACTAATACCGTCGTCGTTGCTGTAATCAGCAAGCCGAGACATGATTGCCACCTGCGAAATAGATAAGCCAGCCGGCGCGCATGCATCCCAAACCAGCCCCTGAAGTTTATTGCTCATCGATCATCAACCTCTCAAACCGCGATCGGAATAACTCAACCGGCTGTGCGCACTCATACGGGTAACCGGCGCGCATGAAGATGACGCGATCTCCCGCTCGGTCGAAGCCCACGACGTGTACCACAACGCCCCGCCAATCCTTGTAGTACCGGTCCAGCGTTTGGATTTCTTCAGACATGCAGTCACCTTCCGGCTTCTCACCCTGACGTAACCTACCCACCACCGGACGATCTGGTAGTTGCACGGTATCCAGTGGCCCGATACCATCACTTCGTACGACAAAGCTTGTTTGTTGCCGCCAGTCGCTTTGCAGCGCATTTGCGGGACGCCAGCTTTTATGAGTAAACTGTTCATGCGATTAATTACTCCACACGTTTAGTTAAATCGCCGACGCCTCGGGACTGCACTCCTGAGGCGTCAACCCTTTCGTGCAAAGCCACAACTGACTTCACATACTCATCTCGCGCAGATAAATGCTTGAAATGCAGCGCCATAATCTCGGCCTTCTCGTTCTGATCAATCACGCCGTCATCTGCAATAGACGTGTTGATTTGCTGATCAACCTTCCCGCTCTTTGCCGCCACCTTTACGCCCTTAATAAACAGATCAACGTGGTCCAGCTCATCTCGATTTGGGATTTCAACGAAAAAGCCACCACGCCGCTGGGCGAAGTAATCCGCCAGGTGATTGGTGCCGCTGATGTCTTCCATCGCTTCCAGCTCGGCAATTTCGAAGAACCGGCAGCCGTTCTTTTCGTAAAGATTGTTGTTGAACTGCGTTTCAGTCATGCCCAGAGCGCCAGCCATCGCAGACCGACCACCGTGATAGGCTTTGCACATCGCTTTAACTACTGATTTCATGGCTACCATTTAGCTATTCCTCGGGTAGTTATGTTTAAGCTGCAGATACGTTAGGATTTTTGGCGTCAGGGCGTTCGAGTGAACTTAAAATATCGGCCTGAGAGATTTGGCCTTCCGTCGCAGCAGAAATAGCGGTGATATAGCGAGAACTAATCTCAGCACCGTTGAGCCATTTGCTTACTGTGGATTGGCCAACACCGATACGGCGGGCAAGTTCAGACTGCGATCCCGTGATAACAATTGCTTTCTCAATAACATGGTTCATCTGTTTATTCCCTTCATCATAACTATGCTCAATTATGCTTTAGAGAATAAAAATAAGCAAGTCGGTAGAGACTTTGACAGGATATGCGCGTGGGAATAACTTTTGGGGTATGAAAACACTATCAGAACGACTGGCGAGAGCCATGGCAGAGACAGGATTTGACAGCCAGACACAGCTTGCCAAAGCAGCTGGGGTCGAGCAGTCTGTCATTTCAAAGATTATCGCCGGCGCCAGCAAAACCTCCAAACACAGCAGCAAACTCGCTGCTGCAATGGGCATTAGTGCTGATTGGCTTATAAATGGTGCCGGTACTATGCATGGTGCTATTGATAGCCCACTGCAGAGAATCGATGTTTCTAAATTAGTAAAAGTATTTGATGAAAAAGGCGATACGGGTGAAGCGATCACCTGGATGTCTGAAGTTCCTGATAACTTCCGCGCCTATATCATGAAAAGAAATACAGGTATTGCTCAGGCACCTGCGGGCACTGTAGTCGTAGTAAACCCAGAACGTAGCCCTTCTACCAACGATTTAGTTGTAACCCTTATCGCTGGCAATTTGTCTGTATTTCGATATCACCTGTCTGGGGACGGCGGCGGTTTTTTATCCGTGGATGACACAAGGATCCCAGTCACGCCGGTGCGTTCGGAATCAGATATAGTCGGACCTGTAGAACAGATATTCATTCCCGCATTAAGCAAGTGAACCACCCGCGAATCAGGCACAGGAGAGTTCTTAAACTCTCCTGGACCCACTCTTACAAGCCACGTTCCCATATCTGCCACCTCGCAACATCAAACCGTTGATGATTGTTGCTGTTACAAAATTACTGTATATAAACACAGTATAAACACGATTTCCCCTTCACTGCAAAAAAATATGGTGTTTGCACCATACTAATAAATCACCCAAAGAATATTTTTAATTATTCTTTGTTGACTATATCTATTCTCTAAAGCATAATTCATTTCAAGCCGAAAGCACAACGGCAAGAACGCAGCAGCTCAATGAGGTATCAGGATGGATAAGCAAGAACCGAAAATTATTGGTCCGGGATCTTCGAATGAAGAGTTAATTGAAGAAACTGTTTCTGAAATCTTGCAAAAGCATGGACACCAAGTAGCCGCCTTTTTGGAAGGCGGCGAGATTACCAAAATTAATCTCTTATCTTCGGATTGAAAGTTTCAATTCGGTTAATAAGCAACTTGGTTGCCGAGGCAACGGCAGGATCCTTACCTTTATAAGCTTGAGCATGACGATTTAGATTTTCAATGACGTCGCTTTTTACTGTGGGTAAGGCGGTTGAAACGGAATGAAGCGCTACCGTGAATGCGTTCTCAAGAGCTTCAATCCTACGGGCTAGAGTGACTAAATTAGTCGAAGCGTTTTCCACCTTCATTTCCTTCTTGGCTGTGTGAGAACTCCCAAGATAACACCGCCGCCTGAGGTGGAGAAGTGACCAGGCACACAACGGCAAGAACACTGTGGGGTTGAGGAAACCCTCAACCGAAGTCACTTGTGACCACAGTTGAAACAGTGTTCTTGCTGATGTTTAGGGATTAGTGGATCGGTAAGTCAGGGACTAGCGTCAGGTGGGGGATTTCGCGGAAGGTTACAACTTCATAAACGTTAACTGGATGCTTACACGCTGCACATACGATGGAGGAGATAGTCTCAGAGAATACGACGTTAGAAGTGACATTGAATCTCTCAGACTTACATTTTTCGCAGATAAGTTTTATATCGGGCATTTTTAACTCACGGATAAGTGACGATCCTAACTAGATTATTAAGAATTTTCTTATTCCAATGATGAGTATAGCAGGTGCTCAGGTTTTTGAGTGAATGCATAACGTAAAGAGCACTGACGGTGAGCAAGCTGGCAAAGCTTTCAACATCCTACAGTCCAGATAGTGCTCTCTCCGTTGTGGTCAGCATCAGGTGATGGTCGGGTTCCCTACCCGATTGTGGGTTCGACTCCCGCCGCCCATTCAGATCGACGTGGAACCTCGATAATTGCTGTGTGTAGTTGTCTTTCGGCGGTGGCATGACTCTTCAACCATCCAACATCAGGGGGGAGCGAAGATAATGTTCTGATCATGACCACCGTCAATTTTTTCGCAGGCATAGACAAGGGCCACTGGCACCCACCCAGCACGCCCTGTGCATTACCGGCCGCCCTTGTCTATGTCTGAGTAAATCGAATTTATTCCCATTCTGGGCAAGGGATTCGATCAACCTAAAAATAGTGTGCAGCTTATTTCTCTTTCAAGGTGTGGAGTTATTTTATGACCTGGTTAACCACTTTCTCCGGCCAGCATCTGGATTTCTCAAATCCTAATCTGCTGGCCTTCAATATCGGTGACATAGCACAGGGGCTATCCCATGAATGCCGCTTTGCCGGACAGATTGCCGACTTCTACAGCGTGGCTCAGCACTCTGTTCTATGCAGCATGATTGTGCCACCTCAATACCAGCGCGAAGCACTGCTGCACGACGCCACCGAAGCGTACATGAAGGATATCCCCGCCCCACTGAAACGCATGCTGCCGGACTATTCCCGCGTAGAGCGCCAGATTGACGGCCTGATCCGCGAGAAGTACGAACTGCCGCGGGAGATGAGCGCCATGGTCAAAACGGCTGACCTAATCATGCTGGCGACAGAACGCCGAGATCTGGAAGTCGATGCCGATAACTTATGGCCGATTCTGGAAGGCATCAAACCGACCGACATTCTTATCACACCCCTCAACCCAGTACAGGCCAGAGCTTTGTTTATGCGCCGCTGGGAAGAGCTGATGTTCTGAGCTGGAGTAAGGCATGACTGAAAAAACACAAATGGAATATTACTTCGAGTTCCCTGCATCATATGGCTTTCAGGGAGACACTTACGTTTTGCTGATGACTATTCCAGGGAGAACGCTGACCAGGGTATTGGCCTCTGATAACATCGGCCATACACTGGACCGTTCTCAGCGTGAAATTAACAAAATACGGGTTAAAAAATTCCATGACTATTTAGTCAATTCAGTTGAAACCAAAACGGCATTCATTATTCCGCCTCTGGTTGGTAACTGTGATTCTGATATTGAATTTGAACCGTTCGGAAACACCAACGTCGGGATCGTAAGATTTCCAATGGATGCAGAAATCAAATTGTTTGATGGCCAGCATCGCGCCGCCGGGATTAAGGATTTTTGCCGGGACCACAGCACCTCTATTTCAGTTCCGCTGATGCTGACACAGAAATTACCGCTAAAAGTAAGGCAGCAGTTCTTCTCTGATATAAATAACAACGTATCTAAACCGTCTGCCGCCATCAATATGGCTTACAACGGAAGAGATGCAGTCGCCCAAAGCATGGTCTCCTTCCTATCAACTCACGAACTGTTCTCATTGATAACGGACTTTGAGCACAATGTGGTTCCGGCCAAAAGCGAGTTGTGGATCAGCTTTAAGGCATTGAGTGATGCGACAACAAAATTCTCTGTCAGTAAGGGGGAGGAAATTTCAACAGGCGACATCTACGACATCTGGGAAGCGTGGCTTAGCCTTACCGCTATCAAGGATCTTCATCACTGTGTTTCACCCTCTGAATACAAACGTGATTACATCCAGTTCCACGCGGTGATGGTCAATGCATTTGGCTACGCAATTCAGGAACTCATTAAACATCGCCCGGTTCAGGGGGTTGTGTTGTTGATCGAAGAGTTAGTGACCAAGAGCACATCTCTTGATCTGGAGAACTTTTTCGAGATTTCTAACTGGGGCGGCATTTGCGCGAATACAGATAAAGAAAGGGCAACAGTGATTGCCAGTATTCCAGCTCAGAAGGCTGCCGGTCAGCGCTTAGCTCTTGCGATTCAACAAGCCTCTTTCAAACCGGATGCTGCATGACTGAGACAACCCGTTCGCATTTTGTTAGGCGTTTTTTTGTGAAAAGAATGCTGAATCTGTGGTTTGTTCCAGTTGAGTTTGCGCCAGCAATGTCGCCAGGTATGAAAATGCTCTGGTGGCGAGTTGGAAAATATTACGGCCGATTTCGGTTCAGTCAGTAAACCGGTTGCAGCCGGTTATAACTAAACGTGTGGAGTGATATATGACGAGAACATTAACGCTTGATGAATGGGCTCTCGGAGAGTTTTCCGCGCCAATACCTAGCAGACCAACGCTGATGAGGTATGCGAAAAATGGAATGATATACCCCCTGCCCTTTAAAGCCGGGCGGTGCTGGCGTGTTGAAGCATCAGCGCGTTTCATTGGG